ACCTCGAGCCGTTGTAGTTCGACACGCTCGCGGTGAACGCCACGCAGTAGTCGGCCTCTGGGTGCGGGTCGAGATACGACACGCCTGGCCCGTAGACGATCTCGGATTGCGGCGTCAGCGGATCGTCAACCTCGACGACCCACGTGCGTTTGAACTGCGGCGCCTCGCCGAACTTGCGAGACGCCTGCACCGTGGCCAGCTCGGTGGTTTTGATGACGCCCATTACGCGGCAGCTCCGAGGATCTCCACCTTCTCGGCCTGCAGCTTGGCGATCTCCTTGCGGATTTCGTCGAGCTTCTTCGTTTGCTTGCGATTCTCCTCGATCGCGGGATCCTCGCGCCCGTTGGCCAGCGCGAGGAACTGAGCGATGCCCTCGCTTGAGCGCAGGTCGTTGGCTTTCAGGGCCTCGTTGGACTTGCCGCTAAGAGCGGCGGCCTTTTGTTCTTGGATCGCGTCAAGCTCTTCCTGCTTGCCGGCAATCTTTTCAGAAACAGCGTTGGCCTTTTCTTGAGCGTCGATCTGTTTGTTGTAGTTCTTACGCAGTTTTTCGGCTTCTCGGTTGTACGTCTCTTCGTTGATGCGTCCGTCCTCGAGCTGTTGGTTGAGGCTGACCAAACCAGACTCATACTGACGCGCGGCTGCGACGCCGGCCTCGCCAAACTTGGCGGCCTGCTCGGTGGCAGAAAAGAATGCGTCAGTCTGCTGCGTAACGGCACGCTGCTGGGACTGCTCGGCCTTGCGATCTTCTTCCGCCTGCTCTGCGGCCGCTTTGTTGCGAGCCTCAATTGCTTTGGTCTGCTCGTCAAACTGTTTGCGAGCCTCGCCGGCGGCCTGGGCGTACGTCAGCTCGTTGATCATGCCCGCCTGCAGCTGCTCGTTAAGCCTTCGCAGTTCCGTTTGATAAGCGAGCGCTGCGTCAAAGCCGGCCCGGCCATATTCGGCCGACTTGTTGATGGCATCCGACAGTTGCTTTTCCTGCTGTGCAATCGCAGCGTTTACGGACTGCATTTCCTCGTCCACCATCGCCGCGGCCTCGGCGGTTGCAGTGGCCGCGGCAGCCGGGCCAGATGCGGCGGCGTTGGATCCCTTTTCCTTGCCGCCGGCAAATGCTTTGCCGATCACCGGTATTTTGCTCATGAACGAGTAAAAGCCTTTGATCTTCTTGTCGATGTACTCAAACACCGGAGTGACAGAAGCAAAGGCCCAATTCATGGCGGCGCGGATCGTATCGGCAAAGTTATTGAAACCCACGATGACGGGAGATAGCAGAGTGTGGATGGTCGCGCCGGCAACCTTCAGCACGCTGCCCAACAGCTGCGCCAGCACGCCGATCAATTTCAGCACGCCCTCAATGGCGGTGCCGATCAGCGTGGCAAACGGGGCCAGAGCCTGGCCGATTGGAACGGCAATCGACGTGATTCCCTCCATCAGCGAAGCCACGCCCGCGTTTAAGCCGGCAAACCCGGAATAGATTGCCGCAAATCCTTCAACAAAAGGATGTACGAACGCGTCGCCAAATGACGCGAACGCTGCTTCGCTCCGCTTGCTGGATTCCTCGGCCTCTTGCATGGCAAACGCCAAGTCATCGACGTGTTGCGCGTTGACCTGGCCTAGTTCCGCGTTGAGGTCCTCTATAGAGGTCTTGCCTTCGTTAAGGGCCTTGGCCATCTCCAACGCTTTTTCTTTGGCGTCCAGCATGGCGCGGCCAAAGTTCAGGGCAAGCAAAGCGCCACCGATTAGTGGATTGCTCAACCCCAGTGCTGCGGAGGCAAAGGTTCCCAATGCCCCGCCGCTGACGCCGAGATACACGCCCACAAGTTTGGCAGCGTTTGCCAAGCCGCGAAGTCCGACAAATGCTCCGAACGCCGATTTGGCCATGTCGGTGAAAGTGTTGCCAGTTTTGACACCAGTTACAACTTTCAACGCCACAAGCAACACGCCGGCGTCTTTTGCAAACTTAAGCAGCGCGGATCCGCCTTCCGCGGCAGAACTGACGCCGTCGCCAAGTTTTTGCACCGTTTCCGCTGTGGCGTTGATCGTGCGCTGCAACAAACTGGACGAAGACCGCATCTCATCTGTTGCCTGGGTTGCGGCGTTCATGTCGGCCTTCGCTTTTTCGACGGCGCGACTGTACACCTCCTGCGTCAGCAGCCCTTTCTGCAGCAACTTGTCTAGCTGGGACACCGACGCGGCGTACTTCTCGGTGGGCGTCTGCAGTTCCTGAGTGATCTTCGCCGCCTGGCGGAACTCGGCCGAAGTTGCTTTGGAGCTGCGGCCGACCTTGGACAGTTCCTTGTCGGCCTGCGCGACGCCACGCGACATGCCGTCGGCGTTTACGGTCAGCGAAAATGCGAGGTCGAGCTTAGACATGTTTGCCGAGCTTGCTGAGTTCTGCTGCGATTTCGGATCCAGTCATCGGAGGCTTCAATACCGGAATGAAGTCCTGCGGCTTTGGCGGGTTGTGTTTGACGTACGGGGCGACCGCAACCGCGGCGAGCGTCCCGGTCTGCTCCCATTCTCGGCCGATTGGTTCCACGTACCTGTCGAACGCCAGCAGCTCCCGGTAGGTCGTGATTGGCAGCGATTCGATGTAGTGCAGAGACCATCCGGTCGCGAGGGCCAATCGAATCATGAATGCCCGGCCTGTGGGCCGGGATCGGAGTTTTTTGCAAGTTCCTCAATCGAAGTATCTGAGAGGCTGTTGTGCTCCATCGCAGCCATCCACAGACGGTTCATGACGCGGGCACTCTTGGTTGCCAGCTTTGCCACGTCGCCGTTGTCGAACAGCCGCACGCCGTTCTCGTCAACCAGGCACCGCACAAGGAACTTGGTGCGGAAGTCGTCCACGCCGGTGTCCTTTTTGCGCTGCCATTCGTTTTCGTACGCGTCGCGCTCGCCCACGCTCATCACGCGGATGTACACGTCGCCGTTCCATTCCGGCACGTGCACCTTGAGAAGCCCGGTATCCTCGGCCGCGAAAATCTGATCTTTGCTCAGGCTCATGATGAAACCTTAAATGTTGCGGTGTACGTCTGAAGCTCGCCCACTTGGGCGCTCCAGCCGAGGTTTTGAAAGAAGGCCACGTCGGCCTTCCACGACACACCCGGCCCAATTACAGATAGCGTGCCGGTCAACCCCACGAGCTCAAGCTGCATGGAGTCGTTACCGCGGCACGTAACCGAGATCGTGCCGTAGTCCTTGTCCGCGGCCGAGTATGCCTTGACGCGGAGAGCCTGGTCCCGTGGCGTCACCTCGACCGTGTCGGCCGACACGCCATCCACGCCGACGCTGATCACCTCGCCGAGGCGAACGCCGGCCCACGTGACGGTAATGCCTTGCGAGACCCGGGCCACGTCGGCCTCCGGTCACGGTGCGACCTTAAAGGTCAGCGACTGCTTGACGAGCTCGCCCACCGCGTAGGCCACGCTCGAGGACGAGACCGTGGCGGTGTACGAGACGCTGGCGAAGGACAGCGTGCCCGAAGCGCCGATGGACACCACGGTCGTGCCATACGCTTCGCAGCTGATCTCGTTGTCCTTGAGCGCTGGGGCCTGGTAGGTCCGATTGGCACCGGACGCCAGACCAAGGTGCGAGGTATCAAGCAGATCGCCGCCCGGAGTCACGGTGACGCTGGTCACCGTGTACGTGGAACCGGCAAAAGTGAAGTTAGAGCCCTGCGAGTCGGTGGCCACGGTAATGCTCCTGGAGGGACAGACTCAGACTAGGCGAGAAACGGGGAATCCTTGCAGTTAGGCCGCCACGCGAGATATGGCCCGCTGCACCAGGGCCTCGATCTCCCGTTGTACGTTGGCCGCCATTACCTGCCGGTTGTGGAAGTACGCCAGATACGCCGGGCGAAAGGCCGGCATAACGCCTCGCGGTCCGCTGCGAGGCGGCGAGCCGAGTTCCACGTTGCGGGCGTGCGGCGCGATGCCGTGCTGGTACCCCACGAGTCCGAGAATGCGGAAATGCGGCGATTTGCCGTACTTGCGAGTGAGAATGCCAGGCGACCGTCGCAGCCGACCGGTTCGCATGCCAATAGCGCTCACGTTCTGCCGCAGGGCTTGTAGCCCTGGCGACATGCTGCGCATCACGGCCGCTCGCACGTCTTCCGGGTCAACTCTAAGGTGCGACTCTAGTACGCCGCCGGAAACGTACTTGCCGTCTTTTTCCGTGGTGTTCAGTTGAAACTCAATGCCGCGGATCATCACGTCGCCTCGTTGATCCGGAACTCGTAGCTCTGCTGGACGCTGTAGTACGGCAGCGTCTGATCGTCCTGCGGCATGTCCACGCCGTCGGACTCCGTGATCAGCGTTGTCCTCTGGATCGTCACGCTGGCGGTCGTGCCCGTCCAGTTATCCACCGCTAGGCGGACGGCCCGGGCGATGCTCTTCACGGACGTGTACGACGTGCCGTAGCTGGTCAGTTGCAGCGTCACCACCGGGTTGCCGACGTTGCCTGCCAGCGACCGCGGCCGTTCAACGGCGGTGCGCT